TTGAATCATCTCAACAGATTGCCAACGGTCAAATGTAACTAATCCAACATCATATTTTCTACATAGATCAACAATCATTTGCCTTACTGACGAAAAGTTAATTTCCTCTCCGGGTTTAGCTTGCCATGAATGTATTAAGTCAACATTCACAACAGGAAGTGTCTCAACACCCATTGATGTCTTAACTTCTTTAAACCCGGCACAATGAACCATAGATAAAGCTGATCTATCTCGTTTGAGTCCAAGGTCAATATGAATAAACCTTACATGACCATCTTTATTATTAAACCAATCTTTAAATTCACCATCTTCGTTTATGGGATCTTCACTATACATAAAAGCTTTTCTAACCAAATCTGCATCTCTAAAATATGCATCTTCCATTGTTGGTGGTTCACATTCAAATCTAGCTCTGGCTTCAATTGGGTTTCTAATATATTCAGACTCTAATTGTTCTCTAAAGATAGTTGGGTTTACTTCCCAAGTTGCAGCTTTGATTGACCAAGTTTTAGGTTCATTCTTTTCTCTAGAGTTAAAGAATCGCTGCTGAATAAAGTCTCCTTTATACCGGGGGAAAGATAGAAGAATAACTTTACCTACTTCTGGGAAACGAGACATAACAGATAATTTACTCATGTTATAAATAGCAGAAGCTGAACCTTTTGATCTATGATCGCCTTTAGTTTCAGCATCAGTTTTGAAAGCTGAGATTTCATCCAAAATAATTGACATTACTTCATAGCCTTCCCATCCTTCACTTTCAGAGTGACCAGAAAAACACCTTACTGGTCTACTAAAGAAAAAGATTTCAGATACTCTTGGCTCAAAGCCTACAGAGTTGAAATAAGGTGAACCTAGTAATAAGTTCTTTAATGGTTCAAAGAACACTCTCTGAGCTTGTTGAGCGTTTACAGCAAGGTTTAACAAGTCAATATAGACACCTCTAGCTTTACCATAATAGTTCAGAGGGTCTCTAAGACAATGTAAGAGATAAACAGTGTAAGCCATTGATATTCTGGCACAGTGATCTTTTCCAGATCCTTTACCTAACATGCAAATGACTTCATTATCTGTATAATCGGCATACCATTTCGTACCGGCTTCTTCACCATACATTTTTATCAGTGTTGGAAGTTTTAAAATTTGTGTGGAATGGCGCACGATTTCTAGTTGAATAGGTGATAGGCTAGGTAGTCCAAGATATTTTTTATCTGTTACAAAAGTTTCAATTGATACTGGTGTTTCAACAAGCTCATCTTGTTTAAGTAACTTATCGAAATCATCATAATTTAAGTTGATGCCGAGATAATCAGACATAAAAAACCCCCCGTAAGGGCAAAAAAGCCATTCTCAAATTATGACGATATTGGTAAAGCCCCAAAAAAAGGTCTCTAATTATGAGCCGTAATGGGTCAAAAAAAGGTCTCTTTATCTGAGCCTTTTTACTGCTCGTGTGACTCAGCATCAATTACTTCCTCTTCCTTTGGTTCATCCATTATTTCAAATGCGATAGCAAGCTCTTTACGAACTTCCTCAGCAACTTCAGGAAACTTGGCAATAACATCCCGGAGAACTCTGGACAGAATCTGGTTAACATTCTCAGCCTTCTGCATTCTACCGATGTACTCAGCATCAGAGTTATTACCACCCATGAGCTTATGAAGCTGAGCTTTCTTTGTAGCAAGCTCTCCAGCAAGCTTAATGGCTTGAATTCTTGCTGCAACCATCCCATGATCTGTTGCAATATTGATTGTCTCCCAAGCTTCCTTGCTTAACTCGTCAAACTCTTTAAGAGCTTTGATTGTATTGAACTGGACACGCTCTAGGAAGTAGGGGTCATCGTCAGCTTTCCTATTGAGAATCTTCTTGTATTCTTCAATATAACCCTTGACTTCGGCTGGTTTGATTGACATCAGAGAGGCTATCTCGTGGTTAGAGTAACCTTTGACATGCATTAGCCCCGCATCTTCAACATCCTTAATCTTATCGAATAAAGTCTTCTCTTTTACTGGTTCAATATTTGACATAATCTGTCGTAATAGCCTTTCGCAACAGTATCCCAAGACCATTTATCTTGATTGGTAACTGCATTGTTGTATGTGAAGTTAGAAACATCATCATAATTATAAATTACATATAACATTTTATCACATAAATCATCGAAATTTGGCTCTGCCCATTCACCACACTCACCGTAGATACCGGACATCTTACTTTTTCCCCATTTGAAATCAAGAGGAACTGACATACTGGCATACTCTGTACAAGCTGTAGCATCGGTGCAGATAGTCGGAATACCTTTCGCTATAGATTGGAAAGGCAGCATCCCCCAACCTTCACCACTTGTAGGGTAAATGAGGCAATCTGCACGATCATAAATTAAAGCCAGTTCTTCAATGGAAACATCATTCTCAATGACTTCAATATTTGGATGATTTTTGATAGCAGAAGGCTCACCCCTATCATTCCACAGTCGGGCATCAGGAGAGTCCACGCTCTTGTAAAGAAGCTTGAACCTATCATCTTTGCCAAAGAGCTTTACAAACGCATCAACAGCGAGCTGACTGTTCTTTCTGGTAGAAGGAGAGCCGATGCTAAGGAAGGTAAACGGTTGGGATTTAAGAGTCCTCTTCACAGGAAAGAAGTATCTTGAATCTACTCCGAGATCAAAATTATAAGTGGGGACTTTGACTCCGGAACTTGTAAATACATCTTTAGCCCATGATGATGTTGTCCAGATTTCATCCATCATGTTCATACGCCTTACCCAGTCTTCAGGCAAGCGTGTTGTTTCCCAGTATGAAAAGCCAACATTGTATCCGCTACACATTGCGTAATCAAGAGGGAGTCGATTATTAATTAAAACATCGTAACCTACATGGTCATAACATTCTGATTGATATTGAATACCAATACCAACCTCTGCCATAGGCTTGAGATCTGATGGCATGATGCAATCACGATCTATCTCAACACCCATTAGGATTAGACGATTGTAGATTTCATCCTCGGCTACCTTGTAACCTTCATTACGGACTTGGGCAACACTTGTGCCATTCCATACAATCTCCATTTTTATTTAAGCCTCTGGGTCAAATGCAAGTTGCTTACCGCCCTCACCAGCAGCAGCTTCTAATTCTTCAATAGAATATCCATGTTGTTGTGTAAACTCAACACGATAGTTGTACCAACCAGATGTACCAATCCAGAATCTTGGGTCGGTGTCTTTGGCTAGTTCGGTAAGTTCTTCTGGTTGGAGCAAGAAGCTAAGGACTCCCAGAGGCATGTACAAGGTCATATCGTAGTTTTCATGCTTGTCTGATGCATACTCTCTGATAATGTCTTGAAATTCCTTAACAATTTTCTGCACAGGCTTCCCTGCATAGAAATCAATATTTCCATAAGCATTTCTTTCTCGTGGACAGAAATCATCAACAGGTGTTATTGTCCCGAAAGAACGACACACGAACGGTCTAAACCCATAGACTGTGCAGCCCCCTTTGTAGAAAGCACAATGCTTTTCAGATTCTCCACCGGACTTCCATGTTTCGTCATACATCGCTTGTTTAAGAGAGTTGACAACATCAGCCATCCATTCTTTAGCAGCGTCTTCACCTTTATCCTCAAGAGTCAAATAGTATTGCTGAGTAAGATTGTAGGCAATGTTGGCACATTCAAACATTGGAATAACAAGACCAATCTTGCAACACTTACCTGAACCAAGACACTTTGATGGTGATTGATTTTGCTTTGCTTCAATAATACGGATCTGGTTATAAATCATATCCAATCTTGCAAAATTGACAATATCTTTAATAGTGACGCTTCTTTTCATCGCCCCATACCTTTCTTTCTAAGCTTATTAGCTTTTTGTTGTTCTCTTCTTCTTTTCTCAACTTGCTCTTGCAAAGGAGATTTTGGTCTCCGCAATGTTGTTGAAGAAAGATTGCGACCTTTGCCTCGAAATCTGAGGAGGTCATATTTTTTGCACCAGTTATAAACTGCTTGCGGTGTTACTTCGATATTATAAGATTGTTTTAAAACCTTGCAAATATCTGTTAAGTTCATTCGTTTTTGAACATAGTGTTCGTACAACCAAGCTTTGTCTTTATAAACATCAGTCATCCGGGTTAACCACTTTCCAATACCAAATAGCTATTCCAACAGCGTCAACAATGTCATCGTCACCGAGGTCAAGGTCATCATCGTTGAAATATTCTTCAATTATAACACGGACTCTGCGTTTTCTTTCTTCTTTCTTTTTAAGTTCAATATTCTTTTTTTGCCCGTTTTCTTTTAAGGCATCTTTATCTTTACCTGTTAGATTTTTATATCCAACACCACTTCTCCATACGAGAGGACTGACATCCATCACTCTTTTACAGGTGAAGGATGCCATTCCCCAAGTGAAGCCAATGATGTAAGAAAGTAAACGGCTTGTCTGAAAGTTCTGAATATAAACAGACTGCTCAATGACGCAAACATCGGGCTTGTATAAATTACAGATACTTGTGATCCCAAACTTAATTTGACTGAACTTGTCTTCAATCGTAGAATTCTTCATGAAAGAAAGCTTGTCTGACTTAACAAGAACTAACTCACCGTCAATTCTTTGCATGATGCACCAAGCTAGTGAGTGAGAAGCCGGGTCAATAGCCAGTACGGTATTGACCTTCTCTTTCTTTAAATAATTGAGACTCATTGCTTCTGATCCTTGCGAATCTTTTCTTCATCCCAACCCCACGACACTAACCTTTGAACATACCTTTCTTCCTTACAGGCTTCACAGATATCTTCTTTATTATAAGTAGAAAGTATTGTTGTACAGTCTTTTGTTTTACAGATTCTTTTCTTATGTTTATTAGCTTTTTTTGTGTGATAAGATTCCAATAGCTTCTTATTGGTTATAATCTTTCTACACTCCGGACTGCAATAGGTAGCATTATAAACTTTAGCTACGAATTGTTTTTTGCAATCACCGTTTGAGCAAACTCTTTTCTCTTCGTTGAACATCTTTTTTCATAGCAATACCTAGAAAGGTTCTTCAACCTCGGTAGTTTTGCTAAATTCTCCTTCACCCCAA